ACTTTGGTCCTACACTCTTGCAGATGCGGTCATTGACATGACTGATGACGGTAACCTATTTGAACATATCGTGCTTGGAGTGCTTAAGCTGGAGAAGTACCGCACCACAGAAAACTCCTTAACACTTGATCTTCTGCAACACGTCATCACTTCACACCACGGCAAAATGGAATACGGCTCCCCAATGACCCCTAAGTTCTTGGAAGCGCACATCATTAGTGCAGCTGATGGCATCGATGCTAAGGCCCAAACGATTCTTGAACTCAATGCAAAGTCTAAGCCAGAGGATAAATATACTGGTAAAGAGTGGACGTTGGACAACAGACCTCAGTTTACGCAATCATATATCGCTAGTATACTAGCATAAGGAGTGTGTGCTATGGAGCAGGTTTACATGAGGATGGCCGAGTTATACCAGAAGCGCAAGCATGGTACGATACGTGCCGATGAATTGGTAGAGTTAGATCATTGCATGCAACTCAATCTTGATCATTGTTGGAAGAAGATCATCCTACGTAACCTGTCTCTAGCAGCGCACATGACCAATGACAATGAATGGCAACATGAAATCTGTGCAAAAATTGAGGGGGATAAACATGACAACACCGGCTCGTAAGAAACTTAATGAAGTACAACAGCAACTGATTGATCTACTACAGATCACTGGTGTCTATATCAGCATAAGAGAAGAGGCTGCTGGTACCTATATTGCATTGGTTGATGAAGAAACAGGTACTTGGCAAGCATGGGGAAGCAATCCAAATTAGGAGGTAATCAAATGGCAAAGTTCGAATTAAGCTTATCCCCAGACTATGTACCATCCTGGACCATTGTAGATGCAGTACGAGAGCTCTTCCAGAACGCTCTTGACCAGCAAACTACAGTAGAAGACAATGACATGTTCTTCGAATTTGAGCAATTAACAAATGATAGCTTCATGGTACAACCACCAGGCACACTTCGAATCGGTAACAAGCAGTCTGTTTTACAGGCTAAGACGCTGTTACTAGGTTCCTCTAGTAAGGCGGATGACCCTAACACTATAGGCCAGTTCGGTGAAGGCTATAAGGTTGCTGTACTGGTGCTACTGCGGAACGGCAAAAATGTTACGTTCTATAATTACGGTGCACGAGAAGTATGGACTACACGCTTTAAACAGTCCAGGAAGTACGGCGGTCGTATCCTTGAGTTTGAGATTGACAAGAAATATGTATGGCAAAAAGTGCCTGATAACAATCTCACGATTGAAGTCGAGGACATTACAGCAGAGGAATACGAGTCTATTGTAGCATCCAACCTGCATCTACAGGGTGACCTTGGCGAACTAACAGTAACCTCGCAAGGTAGGATTCTAAAGGATGAGCGGTTTGCTAAGAAAGTATTCGTCAATGGGCTGTACGTATGCGACTATGATCAGTATACATGCGGCTATGATTTCAAGCCTAAAGAGTTGAAGCTCGATAGAGATCGTAAAATGGCACAACCTTTCGAGCTAAGATGGAAAGCATCAAGCATGTGGGCATCAACATCTGATCCAGCTGCCGCTGTATTATCGGCTCAAGGTGCGGGTGATGTTGAATATCTAGCTAACTTCTCACAGACTTTATATAGCAGTAGTGCTTCTGTTATAACGATTGCCAACACTGCTGTAGATAATTTCATCATGGAACACGGTGAAGACGCTGTACCGGTATCAACACAAGAGGAACTAGGCAAGGCTCAGGACGCTGGTAAGCTAGCCGTCATGGTCCCAGCAGCCCATCAAGAAGTACTTAAGACCAGCCCTCGGTATGAACGTGTAGAAATACCGGCTGTAGTTGAAATGTCGAGCAAGGATAGACTTCGGTTATGGATCACAGAGCACCAGCAAAGTTTATCCAAAAGAGCCCTACACGAATTGAGATCTATCATAGAAGGGATGAGTCATTAATGCAAAGCTATTTAGATCTAATGCGTTACGTACTACACCATGGTGAAAAACGCATGGACCGCACCGGTACAGGAACACTATCAATATTTGACACCCGTTTGAAATTCAACCTGGGTAACGGCTTCCCAGCACTAACTACAAAACGTGTCTTCATGAAGGGTGTATGGGCTGAGCTCATCATGTTCCTCAGAGGATCTGATAACATCCAGGAACTATGGGATCAGAATGTACACATCTGGGATGAGTGGGCAAAAACTGATGGTGACGTTGGCCCCATCTATGGTGTGCAATGGCGCAACTGGCCACGGTTTACATGGACTGGTGCAGAGCATTTAGTACACAGGCACGACGGTATAGGTAATCCAGACGGTATTGATCAGTTAGCAGGTGTTATCCATGCGATCAATAATACCCCAACAAGTCGTCGGCTACTGGTCACAGCTTGGAATCCATCAGAACTTGCTGATATGGCTCTTCCTCCATGCCACTATGCTTTTCAGTTCTATGTACGTAACGGTACGCATCTTGATTGCAAGGTTATCATGAGGTCTGTAGATGTGTTCCTTGGTATGCCTTTCGATATTGCTTCGTATGCTACTTTGGTGCATATGATCGGCCATGTAACTAATCTTAAAGCAGGATGGCTCACAATGGACTTCGGTGACACTCATATCTATTTGAACCACATCGAGCAAGTTAAGCAGCAGCTGAAAAGAGAGCCAAGTGTTCTACCTACACTCAATGTCAACAGACATAACCGCGATATCACATCCATCGATGACTTCGTAATCAGTGACTTTGCACTATTCGATTATTATCCACAACCAGGAATCAAAGGAGACATTTCTAAATGACAAAATGTTTGGTATGTCATACAGGGAAGCTCGAGCAATCGGGCTCCCACCTGTACTGCAACAATTGTAACTTCTCACAGTTCGTCATGACAGACGACTACATGGCTGTGAGTGCCAACTTGCTAGGCGTGCTTTTAAGTAACACTAAGTTCCCAGATAAGCAAGCAGTGTCCGACACCTTAGAGGTTTACATATCACGACACTTGCCGGCAATGCATGGATGGTTAACTACTCTAACTAGCGGCGTCACAGAAACCCTGGATGAACTAACTACTCTGTCAATAGCACAGTCCATCAACCTACAGTTGGATGACGTCCTGGTTAACGAAGAGAGGAACAATGATTTAGTCTGTGGATGCGGTTGCAAGGTGTTCGTACTTGACACCGAAAAAACTAGCTGGAATCATATCGTTTGCACAGGTTGTAGACGATTCTATTACTCGGATGAAACAACCAATGGTGAATACATTCCTTACTTCGCCTGCTTAACGTGTGGGAGTAATGATTACATTCAAGATGACTTCGCAGTCTGTAGCCAATGCTCTGAGGCTTATGTGCACGACAAAGTACACGGCATATTCGGAAAGGTGAATAACTAATGACGCTAAATGATATTTTACCAGCAAGTCCGTTCGCTGCTGATGACAAGACACAGCGCACCTGCGGTGGTTGCTTGGAACGTAAACCTGTTACTGAGTTCTACAAAGATGGTGTAGATGGTGAGGGCGAAACTAAATACCGTCGTAACTGTAAGGACTGCTATCGTATCACCCGCCTTAAAGCTGATCGTGCTAAGAAGGAAGCCAGCCGCCCAGCACCACGTACCAAGACAAGGAGGAAGAAAAAGTAATGGATGAAGACGATGATTTAATTGTCATACAGTGTGCTTATTGTGAAGACTTCTTTAACCTAACAAAGGATGAAGATCCTGGTCATGATCCATACTTCTGTGAGGCTAAGCCTTGTGTACAGGCAGCGTTTAGACACCATGTAGGTGGTCCATTTTGAAACCAAAAGAACTCGAACGACGGCTGGCCGCTGCGTACCAGGCAGGATATTTCGACGGACACATTGAAGGCACTCATTCTACTCATCGTATGTGGTATGAAACAGCTAAGAAGGTGCACGGTATCGGCAAGATACGGCACAGAGCACTCATGAGACTTATGGATAAAGAAATACAGCGACGCCTGGCTGAGCGGGACATGTTACCCAGCGACCCAGAGCTACAGGAGGCTTTGAGAGATGAAGGACTTAGCTAAGCAAGTGATGTTCGAGATGGGCATCGAGCCTGAGATCTTTGCAACATTCGAATACAGCGAAGATTACGTAGATGATCCAAGGCACTTGACCTCTATGCAAAAAGAAATATCTTTAGTGCTTGGGACGCACCTGCTGGCTGCTGAGATGATACAGTTCGATGATAAAGAAATCACTACCATTGTTAAGAACGTGCCATCATACATGGGCCGCAGACGGTCTACTGGATCTATTGTAGCTTTTAAGAAAGACGAGTTCGATGCGTTCCTATTGCAGTATGAAATTATACTAAGGAGGCAGCTGGCAGATGAAGCCGCAAGATTCTTTAAAAGAGCCGATCCTAGCAACAGCACCAGATAACTGGCATTATCATACTTTTCTAAGACTGAGCAACATCAAAGTCGGAACCACCCGGTACATCAAAGCATCTACTGAATCATTCAGAGGAATGGCACCACAGCCTGTAGTTATCATAGCACCTATTCTTATTCGTAACTGGCCTGAATTAAAGAGTATGCTTGAGTCAAGAAATATGAGGATTATATCTGAGGAGGAATTTCTAGATGCGTATTCAAAAGCTAATCGGCTTGCTGAAAGAGAAAGAATCAATTGGTGAAACGCTTGAACGGTTGAAGAAGAACAACGGCTTCCTTAACAATAACAAGATCGAGGACGTTGGTAAGGCTTGCGTTCAAGGCATTACATTCCAAACGTACTACGGCGCCCACGCGTCCATCAAGGATCAGGATGTACTACAGGCTCATCTGACAGACACCGCAATCAACTGGCTTGAGCTGCGTCTTGTAGAAATCAACGACCTGCTTGCTGAAGCAGAACAATCACTAGGAGGAATCATCTAACATGGAAGCAACTAAGAAGTGTCAACAATGTGGCGAGATCAAACTGGAGTCGGCGTTCAGACCGTACTATCCACCAATGAAGGGCTACTACAAGACGTGTAAGCAATGTGAAGCAGTCAATACGCGCCGTAAGTATCTGGTAGGCAAAATGACTAAGGGCACATTGTCTGTAGAAGAGGGTAAGGAATTGGAGACCATCGACAAGCTTTATAGTATTCTTGAGGCGTCCGGCCTTAAGCCCCCAAGAATTGGGTCGCGGACTACGAAGGTGGTAAGCATGACCAATAGCCTGGAGGCAGAAATACAGCGACGCCAGGAAGCTCTCGACTCGGCTCAACTAGCGGCCAAGCAACGCATCAACGCAACCATCTCGGACCTGAATGATGTTAAGGAGTCTGGACTGTACCCTGTAGCACCGGGAAGCAACCGCCCTGAATACGTCATCCCAGCGGAGCTTGTAGAATGGCTCGGTAAAGACCTGACAGGCTACGACCCCGAGGTTCTACAGGACGACACTGCCGAGTATCTATCCAAGAAGTACAGGCCGCAGACAGGCTTGAATGGCGAGTTGAAACCAGTCTACGACGATACTCATCGGACAGCCTTGAACGCAGTGCTCAAGCGCTTCGACGACTACGAGGATTCTTATGAAGGATGAGTTCTCTAAGGTCATTACACTGACGGACTTTAAATCGCCACACCACACGCTATTCGTCTTCATCGATAAGATCACCAGCATCCAGACGAACCTTGACGGTACAGCTACAGTGCATGTGCAGGGAGCAGCCTCACATCATGTTGAGCAACAGTCATCAGAGGTTATGCGACGCATCAGAATGGAGCAACTATAAGAAAAGAGGCACTTGACCATTACGGTTGGGCGCCTCTTGCTTTTAATACAGTATTCCTTTAGGTACGTGTAGATTGTTAGTCTCATTCCGCAACGCAGTCTCCATTACCTTCCTGGCAAACGCTTGCGTCTCAGGCCGATAACTGTTCTGCCGTCCTCTATTACCTCTGAGTATCCGGAACGTGTGTAGATCCCGCTTGCAAGTTTCACAGTAGATGCTTGTATCCAGCGCCTCAGTTTCATAGCAGAAACTACAGGCTTTATCAAGATTGGTGCACGTTACGAGTCCGTACAGCGGCGGCTTTCTGCGTATCATCCAATTTCCTCCTTAGGACCTTATGAAACTCAGGGACATGCTTGCCCTCGCGTTCCTTCTGGTTGTAGTATGCTATGTGTTCAAGTAACTTTCTTGAGCCGTGTTTCATGTGATCATTAAGCTTGAGCAGTTGCTTGTACGAGATCTCTCTGGACTTGCACGCATTGCACAGGGTTATCTGCGACGCAGCCTCAAAGTTTTTATCGCATGTACCGCAACTGTACCACTGCAACACCGCTCCGAAGAATCCTGGAACAAAGCCACCCCGTGCTTTCGATGCTTCTAGTGTTTGCTTGATTGTATTGAACCTTGCCCACTTGTGTACATCCAGGAACTCAGCATTACTCATATTCCGTTTGTAGAACGAGATGTCAGCCCAGCACTCCCGGCACGTGTGTTTCTCCGCCTTTGAACGTTCCTCATCAGCCTTAGTACTTAGACATAATTTGCAATTAAACATGTTTATCAGCCTCCTCATTATTATTATACGCAGCAACCCCGCGAGCCATAACACCAAATAAATATTTATTTTTAGGTTTGTGTGGATTATAAGATTATTGGATAATTTATAAGATAATCAAGATGCAACCCCGCAACCCTAGGTACGTAAGGGTTTAAGAAATCCACGGAGTCTACACGTTATTTAATTTAACTTATAATCTTAGCATCTTGGCAAACAAAAATAAAAAAGAGCTATTTTAATTTTGATTTTTAATTATATTTATTTGTGAGCCTTAATCTACACAGAGGTCGGAACAAGTGCCGTTCTAAATACTACAATAAATAAAATAAGATATAAGTACAAATAAATAATTGAAAGTTTATTATTATATATAGATCTATATCTTGATATTTATATTTTTATTAGTTCTTTACCAGCTCTTCATGTCTGTAGTTATGTAGCCAAACAAATATATTTAATTTTTATATTTTAAATAGCCATTATTTTTATTTATTTGCGAAGATACAAAGATTATAAGATTTATTGATTAAAATGGAACATGTAAGATTATAAGATGATAAGATTGAAAGTCTAACGCCCGCGCGCGTATATACAGGCCGTATTGGTTTTATGCCACCAAACCCTAGGCCCGACGCCGCGCGGCTCGCTCAACCCCGGGTTGCTGAAGAACAGACTCACTTCCATCCTCCACAAATGCATCCCAGGGCCGCTGGGTCCCTGTATCCAGCTTTTATACTGTAGAACGCGGCCGCAGTTACGACCGGTCGGAAGTATTATAGCACTGTGGCGCAGCATTGCAATGGCTAGTCGTGGCCGCGGCGAAGCGCTATGCGATGCAAGCTGGCTATTTCCACCAACTGGTAGATCAGCGCCGCGGCGTCGCCCGATCCCAGGGTTGCTTACGCCAATCCGGCTGTTTCCACCAACTGGTAGATCAGCGCCGCGGGGTCGCCGCAGCGCAGGCAAAAAGAAAAAGCCCAGCATAGCTGGACTCATTTATCAGTCGTTGTATCTCTACTGTAATCGCAGTGCTCATCTGTACAGGTATACAATCCATTGTAGTAATGTAGCCTGCAGCCACACTTAGGACATTTTTTGACTGTCATTCGCTGCCTCCTTTCTCGACCCGCAGCTATCTACGGGTCAGTTCTTCTTCCTTTGCACGGAGTCGTTTCATCTTGGCGGCATGTCTACGCTGCTTGTCTCGTGCGATCAATGCAGCTTCACTCTTGGCTTTCTTATCCTGTCGAGCGAGTCCGCGCAAGATGATGAACACCAAGGCAATGAAGATTAGCGCATGGATCATTCAGTAGCTACTATGGCAGTCTTAACGCACGATCTACATATCATCATACATTCTACGCGAGCCAGTATTATGGCTTTGTGACCGCACAATTCACACTGTAGATCGTACTGGTTAATAATCTCGTTGTCTTTTAGCTTCATCCATATCACTCCTTGGTAAAGATAGGGCCGCCGTAGCGACCCGTAGGTATCTTACTTCGATGCCAGCATCTGTTGCATTTGCTTCATCAACTCTTTAGCATCGGCAGGGTCCATAGCCTCGATGTCTACATCAGCCAATTGATCTTCCATAGCCGATACAGTTTCCAAAGCCTTGGCAGCTTCTACAGGTACCGCGGCTTGATTACCAGCACTACGGAGATCCTTCAGAAACGCTTCTTCATGTCGTAGTCCTGCAAAGTGCTCACCAGGATTGACAGCGTCGAAGCCAGCTTTCGATTTCGCAATGGATATCTTGGATTGCACATTACGTATAGCCTTCTTAAGCTTCTCAGGATCCGCAAGCAACTCAGCAACTTTCTCGTCACTGTAGTCTGTCAGCTTCGATGATGTACCGCCGCCAGATGCTTTTGGCATACCGAGTGTGTTGCGGATAAGATTCTCAGCTACAGCGCCTGTCATCATCGACATGTAATTCTCCATGTCCATTTTCTTAGTCTTAGCACGGGAGCGCTTCGACTGTTGGCTGCGGAGCATCTTAGTCAAATCATCTTCTGACACATCACCAAGGAAGTCGGGTGTGATGTCGATGTCGTAGAACTCTCTGATCAACGCATCCATCAGATCGTTGTCTTTCTCAGACTTAGCGAACTTCTCAAGCAACGATTGCTTGTCTTCAGCCGTTGTAGCTTCATCAGCCAATGTAGCATTTACCTTAGCCCATACAATGCCCGCGATGTCTTTCGATAGCTGTGTAAGTTGCGCAGTCTTTTCTAACTGATTAGCGCCACCGATCACTGTAGTCAACGGCTTAGCGAAGAGTTCCTCTAGCGACTTGATCACTGGTGTAGCCTCTTCAGTCTGTGGAAAGTGTCCAGCGACGATGTTCGTTTCTTGCTCTGCAACCTCGTTCGTTGTTGCAGTGTTTGCTCCGTTAGTAGTCTTCATTCAATACCAATCCCTTCACTTTGTAATTTTTGTTGAGCGTGTGTTTCTCACTCACTAAAATAATTATATCATATTTCTAAGAGGTTGTACATCAGCAAATTTGTTTTCCATGCAACACTGCGTTGCGGTGGCACAGTATAGTTCGGTCGTTTCCGCGGTGGTGCGGTGTGGTCGCGGTGCTGGCCGCCGTGGCGCAGTTTTGACCGGATCGTGTGAAGAGTACTACAGTCAGACTGGTCATGTCCGCTAACTGGTAGATCAACACGGCCGGCATTTCCATAGCCGTGCTGCTTGCGCAGCCTTGGTATTGTTTGGTCGTGGCCGCGGGACTTGCAAAGACAGAACGGACACTGGATAGTCGCGTCCGCTCGGCGTTGATTTAAGAAGGGGCTGTTAACCAGCGCCCTTGACATCTGTAGAGGATAAGTACGCTTCATGGTACTGTAGACACCCATATGCCAAGTCTTTGCCGGCGAGATCTGCTAACATCGTGAAGTTCCGTGCTTGGAATAGAATGCTTTCGTTTCCGCGGACTTCTGAATATAAACAATTGTATGCGACCCAGTGATCATTGCTCATGCATATAGTTCGTATGGTTGGGTGGTTAGCTACCAGTAATTCGTGGATAAGTCTGGAGCCTGCGGTGATGATTCGGTTGCCAGCGAGCATTGGTTGAGGTTCTATTTCTCGTATGATAATTTCGCCTCGTCCGTAGGATAACAACTTACGCATTGGTGTAATCCAGCTACCGACGTATTGAATAGTATTGAGTAGATTCGGCACCTCTGTAAGTTTGTCAACGATTGCAATTTCTACCTCAGCTTTGTTTGGCTTGACTAGTACTACTTGATACTTGAACATGATTATCAGCTCCTATACATATTGATAGATTGAATTGGATACCGTGAATCCGCTTAAAGCCTGTTTTGAATTCGTACAGTGTCTGGCATCTGGATGTGATTGTCAGTTGCTCGCAGTGTATACAGTAAGTCATACTTCAGCTCCTTGCAATAGGTAATGTAATCGCTTTCATAAATTAATTATACCATATTTTTACAAAGTTGTAAACCAGCAAATTTATTTCCCGTAGAGTACTTCCGGTCCGGTCGTGACTGCCCGAGTGGTGCTGCGGCCGAGAAAAGATCTGATGTACAACTTCTTAAAAATATGATATAATTAATTTATACTTAAGAAAAGGAAGTGTTCAAATGTTAAAATTAATCGTAAGTAACATTCAGTTCAAATTAGATCCGGAAGGTTTCAAAGTGCCGAGTGACCTTGCAGTAGTAAAGTCTTGGATCAATGAGTACTACTCGGAACTAGTTGACATTTCTGACGAGCAAGCAATGGATACTTACATCAGAACTGCATTATTCCATAGAACTGAATTGACATACGATACTGAAGTAACACACGATATTGATCTTGTCAAGTACGAATGGCAGCCATCGAGTGTTGATGCATTTGATGCAGAACACAGCAACTACAAATTAGTTCAGTTGCAATTAGAACATGCAGATTCTGTAGTATACTGCTTCACTGATGATGATGTCAAGTGCTGCTACACTACGGAAGATACAGAAGCTGCATTACATGATCAGCTTGCATTTCAGTACTTGATGCAATACTTGCCGATAAAGATTACAGTGACTGACTGCTAACTGCAGTCTTTCTTTTTGCCGTGGCGCGGACTCAGCCCGACCGGTCATGTCCACTAACTGGTAGATCATTGACTGGTCGTGACTGTTTGACCGCAAACTTAAAGCCGCCGTAGCGGCCATTCAGTTACTTCAATCCGTGGTAACCTTTCTCAACTTTGACTAACTCCATCATCGAGTCCCATGAATCAGCATTGTAGTCTATCACGAATGATTTACCCATGAAGGTAATAATGAAGTGCTGATCATCTATTATATTATTTTCATTATCGAGAATGTTATTCAGTGTTTCATTTAAGTGGTGTTCCATCGGTATGATGTCTTCCGTGATGATGTCTTGCTGAGTCTTATCGTAAGTAACCTTCAGTTCATCACTCAACTCTTGTAATTCACGATCCACAGTTTCAAGATAGTCACTGTATTGTTTCGCATCGTTCCATGGTACATCAGCGATGAATTTTTGAATCGGTTGTGGACCATAGTTCAGTGGATTGTCCTCGCCTTGATTTGACTTGTGAAAGTTCTTAGCAAATTCTACGACTGACAGTAAATGATTGATTTTCTTTTGATCCATTGATTACCACTCGTTTCTAATTGGATTTGTTTACTATTTAATTATATCATACTTCCAAGCGGATGTACATCAGCAAATTTGAACACTGTGCATTACCACGAACTGGTAGATCACAGACTGGTCGGGACCACTTGGTGGCGGAAAGCCAAGCTGAGAGTTACTCAGCCTTAGCCACCGCAACGAGTAATTCGCGAAGGTATTTCCGCAAGCCCTTGCCAGTACCGCTGTAACCTACTAGTTTCGTCATTGTTATTTAGCCCCCTTTGTAATTGTTGGTTCGTCATGGTGCTTAGCGCAGAAACTGTCGTACTCTTTAACTACAATAGTCTGTAGCACTGTTGGTATGCAGCTCAGTGATTCAACATCTGTGACAATCCACAGTACATTATCAAAGTGGTCTAGTTCAGTTTCTGAGTCGTACCACACGATGTTGTTGCCTACGATAGCTTCCGCAGTAATCGTGATGGACTTTAGCTCGCCGCCGTTTTCGATAACCAGTTCTTTCATCATGCAGCCGCCGCCAGTGTTGTAGGTGTTGTTCGATTTGATATACATTTCATCATCACTCATTTCGTTGTTATTTACTTACTAAGATAATTATATCATATTTCTAAGCGGAAGTACACTAGCAAATTTATTCCGTGTCGTACTGCGCGGCGGTGATGCGGATCAGACTGATTGCTTTTGTGTGGCGAGTTACGATCCTGATCTGATTGTAGCTACGGGTAGTGCAGCATGATTCGGGCTGGCTGCGGCCGCGGGTCGCGGTACAATTCAGTTCAAGCTAGCTATGGCTGCAAGCAGCCCTGCGCAGCAGATAAATTGCTGATGTACAATTGCTAAGAAGTATGATATAATATATATATAGTTAAATAATAAACAGGAGTGATTAACAATGATCAACAACCAACAGCTAACCACAGTAGAAACTACACTGCGCAGTGACCACTTGGAGGCAATAATAAACTATGCATTGCAGCAAGCTAAAGACAGCGGCGGTGAGATAAATCCACTGCAGTGGGGTGACAATGAAAACTGCATTGGGTTGATTGTTGACAGTGCTGACATGACACCAATGCAGCTAGAGATTGCAGGCGATGATGCAGCGGTTGATTTGATTGCCACGCTTGAGGCAATGCTGCAGGCTGTGCGAGCATCACGCGGTGCTGATTATAATGGGCAGTCATCGCACTGTGACCTCATGGTCATGCCATTGCCGCGGCACTTCAAGCCTACCACAGCTTGGGTATAACTGCAATAGACTTTTCTGCAGCCTACTACAATACTGTAGTAGGTTTCTTGCTGCTGCAATCGCGGTGCAGTATGGGCTGGTTGTGGCTGCAGGCAGCTTAGAACGGACCAAGCCGCTCCGCGGCCTTAGTATTATACAGCGCTGTAGTATTACTTTAGTATTATATATATATATGGACTGGCTTTTCTGCGGCGAGCTGCAGCACTGTATCCTTCTGGCTTTTGTGCGGTGGTGGTGCGATGAGGACTGGTCGCGGCTGCAGTGTGAAACCGCTTTCAAAAAAGAGCAAGCACGCCGTGCCGTGGCAAGGAGGCATTCCCCCCAGATCCGATTTCTTATTTAAAACTCCAGAGGGATGTTACTCCCCCTGGCCTTCCTTAGCATTCCTAAACTCTTCCCAGAACCAACCAATCAGGCATGCAATAATTCCTCCGATGATTCCTATCATTTGTTCACCTCCTCAATTTCTTTCGTTAGGCTCGCTTCCAGTTCTACAAGTTCCTGCCTGGTCTTATCGCTCAGGATCGTTCCGAATCCTAATGTTCTTCTAACTGCTCTCCGACGTTCTACCAGAGTTTCAAGTGGTTGATTCTCTTCCAGGTATTCATCATAACATTCGCTACCGCAGAAGGGCAGCGGCCCTGCAACATCGTATTGGTCTCCGCATTGTGTACAAATCATTCTCAACATCTCCTTTGTAGTTGGGCCCGTTTCCAGGCCCCTTGTTTCTACAATCCTCTGTCTAGTATGTCCGTCCATATCTCATCAAGGCTTCTCTTGAAGATATCCATCTTGCTCAGTTCATCATTGAAGTTGTCATCCTTCATACATTCAATATCCAGTCTGTTGACCATTGACCATAGTTCCAGCATCAGGCTGTGTTGCTCTCTTGTTAAGTTCTTCATTTTAAATCCCCTTTCGAGAACTTCTAGGGTTATTCCCCTAGAAGTCTCTTTAGTTGTTCTATGACATATTCCTTGCTTGTCTTGTCATCAAGACTTTCTAGATTCTTGATCATATCATTGATCTTAGATTTTTGTACGACTGTAGATTCTACAGGCCCCAGGGTTGCCTTATGGGCCTTCAACAGTTCCTCAGTCACTAGGGCTGCTTGGTACTCTATGTTGTCTTCTATGTTGGCTGTTGCAAACTGTGTTAGGCACTTTTTCGACTGTATCGACTTTATTGCCTTTACAGTTTCATCGTAGTTTAGGAGCGCTATGTCTTCAGGCCCCATGGTTGTAACAGTCTGCTTTTTAGGCAGGATCATGTCTCGGGCCTCTTTTAGGGCCTGTTCGTACTTCACAATCTCGGCCATTTCCTTTTCGTACCCGGCCTTGGCTTTTTGGGGCTTTAGGCGGCACTTCAGGGACGCGACCCTTTTAAGCTCTAGCTTCACCTTTTCTACATCGTTCTCGAATTTGGCTGCTAGTTGACTGATCTCTTTTAACATTGTTAATCATCCTTTTCACTTTGTAGTTTAGTCATTGACTAACTGAGACTTTTTTACTATTCAATTGTCAATGTACTTTTTTAGATTTGTTTTTGTTTTGTTCTTAAATATATTATAACATATTTTAAGAACTTTGTAAATAGTTATTTTCTTAATTAATTAAATAATTTAAATTTAAATTAATTTGTTAATTAATTTATTTATTTAATTAATCTTATAATATAATTATAATCCATTTCAATTGATTTGCACATAGGTCAAAAGACCTATTTATTGAAATGGGTAAAAAGTCCTAGTTCCGATAATCATTATCAATGGTAAAAATTGGTAAAAAGCCAAAAATTGCCAATGAGAACGATTATCATTACCACCGCGCCTGGCGCGGAGTCGCTCGGAAATAGGGAAACGGGATTCTACCTCCTTGGTAAGTAGGGAAACGGGATTCTACCTCCCTGGGAAGCTGGGTCACTGCCCACTACTACAAATAAGCCAAAGATTACAGCACGCCAGACTCCCAGGAAAGCCGCCTTATCTACCAGAAAATTATGAACAAAAGTATACCAGGCCAACAGCGACCCGACAACACGTAGGCGCAAGGGATGCTAAACTTTAGCCATATCTCATGCACAAACTACACTGTAGATTACCACAAAAATACGTTAAAAACGAGTTTTTAGGGGTATATTTTTAATAAAAACAACCCGCAGCGTGTCGAGGTTGAGGTGTACGTGCCCGTGACGCCTATATAAGGTATTTATAAGGGTATGTATATCACGAACGCGTATTAGGGGTGTTTACGAGTCCGTGAAAGTACCAATTTTACTAAAAACATCCTGTAGATACATAAAAGATGCCAAAAGCGCGATGGCCACTGCCCTTTTTGCGTATAATATTAGTGAGGGGGTGCTAATATGACCGATGAAATCATCGAAATCATCACTTGTAGGCGATGTACGATGCAAGGGCCGGCCAGTAAATCGGACCCGCATCTCTGCGACGCGTGCATGAAAGCGGAAAATAACAGAGTTTCGCACTTTAGACAATTGAATTACAACTGGATGGATGTGGCCAAGGAGGCTGACCTTAACCTGTGGGACCGGCAGCCGGAGGAAACTGATCGAGAGTATCAGATCTGGCTAACGTACCGAGACGCGTATCCGAGCGTTAAGCCCTCGTACAGGCTTGTAGCTGAGCAGCTTCTCACTACGATTAATGTAGTTAAGAAGGTAGGATCACGTTGGGGCTTCCAAGCGCGTATGCAAGCCTGGGCCAAGCACTGCGATGAGATTACGATGGCTCAGCGAGAGCAACAGATCCTGGATATGAATAAGCGACACGTCACTATGGCGGAGACGCTGAATGAAAAGCTAGCCAAGGCGATTAATCGCATCGACCCTGAGTCGCTGACACCTCGTGAGATCAATGCACTCATGAAGACAGCTACAGAGTTAGAGACGAAGGCGCGCATCGGCCAGCAACACAAGACTGTAGCCATCTCCGACGACGAGAATGCCGAGGTTAAGAACGACTTGGTTAAGACGGAGAACATGCAGGAAATCATCAAGATTCTCGGGACTGCTGGGGTGCTGAGTAACTTCGGCATAAAGCAGACTACAACAACGGAAGTCGTTGTCAAAGGAGATGACAACTAATGAGCAAGTGTTGCATAGCGTGTGGTGTAGATAAGCCGCTGAGTGAGTTCCCTCGTAACGGCAAGGATAAAGACGGCAGCACTGCCTACCGAGCCGATTGTAGAGAGTGCTACAACATCCGCAGAAGCATTAAGAAGAAGAAGCATAGCAAGTTCATCTCGTCAACGAAGTCTAGGACTGGTGAGGTTGATACCTTTTCGATTGATGACTGGAAAGCTGCTATGATTTACTTCAGAGGTGGTTGTGCCTACTGCGCTGTAAAACAATCGCGTAGAACTAAGATGACCAAAGAGCACGTGATTCCTGTGAGCAAGGGTGGACCTACAGTGCGAGTTAACATCGTTCCTGGATGTGTTCGCTGCAACTGCTCTAAGGGTGATAGTGACATGGCCACTTGGTTCAGGAAGCAATCGTACTTCAGCGAGACAAGGTTGGAGGCGGTATTGCGATGGCAAAGAATGAAGTAGACTTGAGCGGCATTGATGTGATGCAACTACAGAAGTTGCTAACACCAAGGCTGACTAAATATATACCAATCAAACCGACGGCCAAGCAGACTGCGGCGCTGTTGATGAACGACACCAGGGAGATCCTGTACGGCGGTGCAGCGGGCGGAGGCAAGTCAGTCTTTCAGCTGGCTGCCGCGTTACAGTTTGTAGATGTCCCTGGGTACTCAGCCATCCTGTTTCGTAAGACATACTCTGACTTGTCACTACCTGGCGCCTTGATTTCCATGGCCAAGGAGTGGCTCATGCCGTTTGTAGAGACTGGCGAGGTCAAGTGGTCTGAGAAAGACAAGAAGTTTACATTCCCATCTGGTGCTACGCTGTCCTTCGGATACCTAGAGTCAGATAATGACTGCTACCGGTACCAAGGGTCAGAGTTCCACTTTATCGGGATGGATGAGTGTACGCACATCTCACCTGGTAACTACAGGTACTTGTTCTCTCGTTTACGGAAACCAAAGCATCTTAACGTACCCCTCAGATTCAGAGCAACTGCCAATCCCGGCGGTCAGTTCGGAGAGTACTACTACCAAAGATTCTTTGTAGAAGGCAAGGAGCGTAAGCGTGTATTCCTGTCTGCTGGGTTAAATGATAACCCGCATCTTGATTCTGAGGAGTACGCTGATACGCTGCAAGAACTTGATCCTATTACAAGAGAGCAATTGTTGAATGGTAACTGGGAAATTAAAGAAGCAGGGGACATGTTGAGCCGTACTTGGTTCACACTTGTACCTTCGTCGGATATGCCGGACTATGTACAACGCGTTAGGTTCTGGGATATGGCGTCTACTGACCCTACCAAGCGTAAGAGTAAGGATAAGAGAGATCCCGACTACACTGTAGGTTTTAAGCTTGCAATGTATCAGGGATTGTATTGGATCGAAGATATTGTGCGTGTGCAAAAGAAACCAGCGGAGGTTGAGGAACTTGTCAAACTTACTGCCCAGATGGATGGGTACTCGTGTGCGGTTAGAATGGAGCAAGAACCTGGCTCTTCTGGCGATATTACTATCGACCATTACGCCAGGAACGTATTACAAGGATATGACTTCCAAGGTGTTCGCAGTACAGGCTCCAAGGTTGAACGTGCTCGAGGTGCTTCGTCAGCAGCCCAAACGGGCAAAGTCTTTATGACAAGCCGCTGTAGAAACATGCTTGCCTTCTTCGATGAGGCGGATGTGTTTCCTTACGGCGTCAAAGATGATACGATTGATGGATTCTCTGGTGCGTTTAACTACTTCCGGAAGCCAATAATCATGTCGGGACCATCAAGTTTACGTAAGAAATCAGGCTCATATTGGTCCAAAATCACATAATGGAGGTGTTTTACGTTGACGAAAGATGCAGTTAACTACAAGCAGTTAGGTATATCCGGACTTCGTAGGTACGGTGGTTACGTCTATGAGGAGTTCATGCCTAACCTGCGGTGGCCACGTGCAGCTGGTGTTTACAAGGAAATGGGTGACAATGACCCAACTGTAGGTGCGATCTTGTACCTTGCAGAGATGATGATACGCAATATTGACTGGTGCGTAGAGCCTGGAGGCAAGACAGAAGCAGATAAGGCAGCCGCTGAGTTCCTGGAGAGTAACATGCATGACATGGATACTTCCTGGGCTGACTTCGTTTCTGAGGTAATCTCTATGCTACAGTATGGTTTTAGTTTCCATGAGGTTGTGTACAAGGTACGTCGCGGCCCTGATGAAACGAACAGTAAGTTCCGTAGTGCGTTTACAGATGGTAAAATCGGATGGCGTAGGATGCCGGTGCGCTCACAAGCCACGTTACATGAGTGGGAGTTCGCAGAAGACGGTGACGTCAAGGCATTCGTACAGATCGCTGATCAGCTTCATAAGGTCACCACAATACCCCTAAGTAGGGGCTTACTCTTCAGAACACGTGTCAGCAGAGACAACCCTGAAAGCAAGTCACTCCTACGGAACGCGTATCGTCCTTGGCACTTCAAGAAGCGTATCGAAGAAATCGAAGGCATTGGTATTGAGCGGGACCTTGCTGGCTTGCCTGTTTTAACAGCACCAGAAGGTATGGACCTCTGGAATACCGATGACAACAAGATGGTAGCTCTTAGAGCGAACGCAGAGGCGCTGGTACAAAGCATACGTAGAGATGCAGAAGAGGGTATACTCCTACCACATGGTTGGGAACTGAGCCTGTTATCTACTGGATCTTCCCGTCAGTTCGATACAAATGCCATCATTAACCGGTATGATAACCGAATTGCAATCACCATGCTGTCCGATTTGATCCTTATCGGCGGTGACAAGACTGGTTCATTCGCCTTGGCTGAGACTAAACAGTCCTTGCTATCTACAGCTCTAGAGGCTCAAATGTATAACATCTCTGACATTCTGAACAAATACGCCGTACCTAAACTATTCCAATTCAATAACTGGAAAGGTTTGACAGCATTGCCTAAGATCATTCCAGGACAAATTGAGACTCCAGGACTTAAAGATATCTCGCTATTGCTTCGTGCAATGGGCTTGGACATCTCTAAGGACATGGAGCTACAGAACTATCTTCGTAAGATTTCGAGCTTGCCTATACTCGATCAAGAAACATTTGAGAGCGTGTATGAAAAGCAAAACGAAAAAGAAGAGGTGCAGCCTGTAGGTGAGGACGGCAAGCCGGTCGATGACAAGAAGACATTAGAGAATGATGATGACACTGTTGACAACGATCTGGAGATGAGTGACGGGCACAACACTTAAAGGAGGTGATAAAATGAGTGTGTACAAGCAGAGCTATCTTGAGCAAGGCACTATGATCGACTTCGCCAAAGCGGCAGATGACAAGCACACAGTGTTCGGCTGGGCTAACGTATCCGTGCAAGCTGACGGTTCAGTACCGTTGGACTGGGATGGAGATGTAATGTCACCGGCTGTGCTAGAAAAAGCTGCTTACCAGTTCGTGTTGAAACATCGTACTACAGGTGAGATGCATGAAGGTGGTGTGGTCGGTCACTTGATTGAGAGCGTAATGTTCACTAAAGAGAAGATGCTTTCAATGGGTATCCCTGTAGGTACAGTGCCTGAAGGCTGGTGGGTTGGATTTCATATACCTGATGAAGAAGTTTGTAACAAGATCAAAGAGGGCAAATACAATATGTTCTCTATTCAAGGGCGCTACCGCCGACTACCATTATAAGGAGGTTTAATTAATGTCAAAAGATATAAGAGCAAGACACGCGCTTACACAAGCACAAAGCAAGTTAAGATCCCGTAATGACCCTAGCTTAAAGGGTAAACGTCAATTGATTGAAGCACCTGTATTCAAGAAGTATGGCACTACACCGCTCTTTACTAGACCATCTTGGTTGGCTGGCGGAGAGATATACTTCCCTTGCATATTGAGTGTTGGTGGTATACTGGGTGCTGAGGCACTTGATAAGTTCTACCTATACTACTCTTCTGACCACTCTACTGGAGCCGGTGGTATTGGGTTAGCTACAGCACCTAGACCTGAGGGACCTTGGACAGATAGAGGTAACATCTTTACTGATACTACTTTCGGTGAGCAAACAGAAACACCATGTGTAGTATACAATGAAGTGACGGATAAGTTCCATATGTACTACCACCAGAACTACTATGCGTCTGGTGATACAGGAGTATATCCAACACAAGCTACGTGCCTTGCACTTAGTGATGATGGAGTTAACTTCACTATTCAAGCCAATCCGTTGATTAAAGCTGATTTGGACCTTCCTGGTGATGGTCATACTGGCTATGCACGTGTGTATCGCATTGGGGACCTATGGGTTATGAAGCACTCCTTTGGTGGAACTAACTTCAGTCATGGCGGCATATCCTATTCAAAGGATGGCTTAACTTGGCAGATGGATCCACGTCCTGTAGGAGCCGGTGCAGAATGGGCAACTGATGGAGTAGACCGTAAGATCGGTGTAAATGAGGTATTCTGGTGGAGAGGTCGATTCTGGGCTAACGTCAACGATAATGCTTGGGCGTCTGGATCGGGTGATTCTACACCAAAGGTATATGCATCTCCATACGTTGGACCACGCTACCCTGGTGCAGGCCTATTTGAAATTATAAAAGTAGGCGGCGTTGGTGCTTGGGATGAAAAGTCAATTCGTAATATCAATATATTCGAACATGACGACAAGCTTTATATGTTCTACGAAGGTGTTAACGCGGCCGGAACTAATGCTTTCGGACTAGCTATTGCGGAGGTGTAAGATATGATTATACATGACGTAAACGGTAGTATCATACCCATGGGTAAGACAGCAAGAAAGGTTGAAGAAAACTTTCTTGGCATTACTGCTTTACCATCATGGCTTACTGTAACAGGTGTAGGTACACCAGTCAGTACCATTGTAACTCCTGATCAATCTTCTGGTGGTGTACGCCTTACTACAAGTTCAGCTGTTAATGATGCGACATACCTCAACATGTTTGCGTCTACAGGAATCGGTATGCAGTTCCTGAAAGAGATCATTTTCGACCTTGAGGGATTTGTTTTCGGGTCTATTAACTCGACGTTCAGATTCTATATGAAGAACGCGGCTGCTACTAAAGGTTTAGTAATCATTGATGATTCCAGCCAACTGAAGGTTATTGCATCCCATGCTGTAAACGGTGATACTACAGTTAACGCCAATCAGAAATTTGTTGGCGATAACCAGTTTAGTAAGAAGCGTAATATGCGTATCCGTGTACAAATCGATGGAACTGTTGCAATCAGTGAAGGTGGCGATGACTACTTCTTCGTCAAAAAGTTTGAAGCCAACCAGCTTGATATCTCTGATATACTTTTGCCTAAGGTTGGTATTGTAGTTAGAAATCCTGGTACGCTTACAATGCGTATCCCGCGCGTCGCTGTAACGCTTGTTCATAACTAATTTAGACTGTGCCAGCGACATAAACTTTTACAGTGTTTGTTATGTCTCTGGCACTTTAAGCGTATAATAATAATAGGGGGTGCTGATAATGCCCAACCTTATACTCGAGTTAGAAGTCGATCGAGTGGACCTGGTTGATGAGGGAGCCAACTCGGCTGCTTTCATTAAACTTTACAAAAGAAGGGAGACTGACGTAAAGATGGATTTCGAACAAATTCTAGCTGTTATGGAGCCTGATCACGCTGCTATCATTCGTGAAACTGTAGCTAAGGCAAAAACCGAAGTACCTGAAGATGTGCAGGCTGATCTTGAAGCAACTAAAAAGTCGCTTGAAGAAACTACAGCTAAAGCCGCTTCTACCTTCGATGAGCTTGAGTCGATGAAAAAGTCTAAGGAGAAATCCGAAGAGCCTGATTTCGAAACAGTTCTTAAGTCTATGGACCCTGCTATGCAGAAGTTCGTTAAGAACATGAAGTTGAAAGCAGACGCTGCTGAGGAAGCTGCTCGTCAAGCCGCTGAGAAGCAAATCCAAGATGAGGCTGTAGCTAAGGCTCGTGAGCTGAAAGCATTGCCTGTTGAAGAGGATGCTCTTGTTGAGGTACTGAAGAGCGCTAGCCCTGAGATTCTGGAAATCTTCAAAGCAGCTAACGCTGTAATTGAAAATTCCCCATCCTTTGAAGAGGTTGGTAAGCGTAACGACGGTTCCAATGTAAATTCCGGTACTGCGGAAGCTGCTTGGGACAAACTTGTTAAAAAAGCAAAAGAGATTGAAACACGCGACGGAGTATCCGAAGCTAAAGCTATCTCTAAGGCAATGAATGAAAATCGCGAATTGTATCGCGAATACCTAGCAGGAGGTGCTAACTAATATGTCCGCATACGAAATCCCGAATCTTCGCTTTAGCGGTGAAGCTGGTGGCGTAATCGCTCGTCGTCGTTTTGTAAAACTTAACACAACTGGTAAAGTTGTTCAAGCTGGAGCAAGCACTGATTATGTTATCGGTGTATCTTCCCAACCTACAACTGCTGCTGGTGAAGTTGCAGAAATCTACGATGGTATTGTTATGGTAGAAGCTGGCGCTGCTGTTCCTCTTCTTGCAGGCGGAACTCCTGTAATGGTTAAAGCAGACGGTACAGCTATTCCTTGGGTTACTGGTGCTGGCGTTCAAGTTGCCGGTGTTGCTCTAACTTCTGCAGCTGCTGCAGGCGAGCTTATCTCTGTTAAAATCTAATAACAACATCTGAAAGGAGAGATTCTTAAATGCCTACTAAAGGTCAAGCACATATCGATAAAGCCCTGACTAACATGTCAGTAGCTTATTTCCAAGATGAAGCTTCTTTCATCGCTGCTCAAGTATTTCCACAGATCCCGGTTAAGAAACAATCCGATGTGTACTTCGTGTATAACAAAGGTGACTTCTTCCGTGATGAGGCTCGCGTTCGTGCGGCTGCTTCTGAATCTGTTGGCGGAGAATACGGAGTTGAAGCGGCAGATCCTTACTACTGCCGTGTACACGCATTCCACAAAGATGTAACTGAACAAGACCGTCAGAACTATGACGAGCCTCTTGATGCGGATAACGATGCTACAGACTTCGTTACGCAAAAAATGCTTATCCGTCGTGAAGTTCAATGGGCTGACAAGTATTTCAAAGCTGGTATCTGGACAACTGAAGTTGCTGGTGTAGCTTCTGCTCCTGCTGGTGGACAAGTACTACAATGGGATCAAGCTCTTTCGAACCCAATCAAAAACGTGGCAGATCAAATCGTTACTATGGCAAGCCAAACAGGCTACCGTCCTAACACTTTCGTTATGACACCTGCTGTATTCTACGCTTTGAAAAACCATGAAGAAATCCTTGACCGTATCAAGTATACGGAAAAAGGTATCGTAACAGCTGACTTGCTAGCTGCGTTGTTTGAAGTTGATAAAGTATTGGTTGCATGGGCTGTAGTTAACACTGCTGGCCAAGGTGCTGCTGATGACATCGATTTCATCATGGGTAAACATGCGCTATTGTGCTATGTAAACCCTAAACCAGCTCTTAAGAAACCATCTGCTGGTTACATCTTCACATGGACGGGTCTCCTAGGCGCTGGCGCTTTCGGTAACCGTATCGTGCGTCTTCCGATGGATATGCTTGGTCTAGGTACTGAACGTATTGAAGGTGAAATTGCCTTTGATACAAAGGTCATTGCTCAAGACCTCGGCGTCTTCTTCAAAGACATTGTTGGTTAATGTTACCAAACGGCCATTCACTTCGAATGGTGTACACTACGCTGCAGGGACTGTAATTACAGATCCTGCAGCGATTCGTTTATTCCGTTCTAAAGTTAACGATGGTAAAGTCATTAAGGTTGATGAGCACAACCTAGATTCTACCATCGCTTACTTCTCTGTTAGAGTCGGAGTTGACGTTGCTGAGTCCCTTACAGCTGCCGTCAAAGGTACTGTAAATGAGCCTGTAGTTGAGCCTGTAGCTGACGTTGTTGAACCAAAAGTTGAGACTAAGGTTGAGACTAAGGATGAAACTAAACCGGTGACAGTGTCCCTTACTACACCAAAGAAGTAGGTGATAGGCTATGGCTTGGACATACACGGGTGACCCAAAATCTTCTGAGAAGGATGAGTACAGATTCCTGATCAGAGATACTGATGCTAATGAACCTGTTCTACAGGATGAAGAGATTCAGTACATTTTGGATACTTACTCTGGTAAGACTGACAGACTGTTCAATCTGTTTGAGAATGCGGCAGTGACATTTGCAAGAGCTGTTAAACGATCATTAGGACCTCAATCCGAAGATCCTACAGAACGAGCTAAATTCTTCACTGATAAAGCAGACTTCTACAGACGTCAGGTATCTCAAGCTTCTGGGTTATCACTTCCAAAGAGCACTCCAATCATCTTCACTAAGGGGATGCATGACAATGTACGCAACTCTTAAAACGTGGATGAACATACCGGTTAAGATTAATCGTTACAGTAGTATGGATAGTGCTGGTGATAAAGTATACGAACCTGGAGCAGACTCTAAGTGTCTTGCTGAAGGAAAGGTAACTAAGGTTATTGACAGTAGTGGCACGGAAGTGCTATCATCTACTGTTTTGTACTTTGACGGCGCTGAAATTGTATCATCAAATGATACGATTACTTACTTCAATAACGATTATCCTATAAAGGCAATTGGAGAATTTTTTGAAAATGGTGCTAGAAGCATCTGGGTGGTGCATCTGTAATGGCAAAAGGCGGACGGTCTTCGATAACTGTTGATTTCAGTGCGTTTGAAAAACAACTACTGATAACAATGGATCGTGTAGAACGTGGTACCAAAAAAGCCACTATAGCTGCATGTCAAGAAATATTACGAAGGAGCTTACAACAAGTTCCACGTGATACTGAGACACTGGCAAAAAGCGCTTTCTACGAGGTTAAAGGTAATCGTAAGAACTTTGTCGGCTATGTCGGCTATGGTGGTAACGGTGATCCTAGAAACCCTAAGACAGCACAAGCTGCCAGCAAGTATATGGTTGTAGTACATGAAGACTTATCAGCTAAGCATAAGGTAGGTAAAGCTAAGTTCCTAGAGGATCCTGTAAGGGAATACCAAAAGGAACATCTTGCTAGAGCCGCAAATATCTTACGCAAAGAGACTGGTATCAGAAAATAGGAGGTACTAACGTGTCGGACTTATTGCAAGATTTTGAAACATTCTACACTGCTTTAGGTCTTGTCAGCGCGGGTACCTTCTTTAGGGATACAATGCCTGATAAGCCCGATAGTTCTACAGCACTATACGAGTACGGCAGTTCATTACCTGTACCTCAAATTGCTGGGGCGTTACGATCCATACAGGTTGTGACGAGGGATTTAAACGCTACAACTGCTAAGACTAAAGCTAGAGCTTTGTTCAATGCTTTAGAGACTGAAGATGGTATTCTATATCTCACTGTAGATCGATGGACTACTATCTCACTCAAGCAGCTACCGTTCAAACTTAAAGTTGATGACAAGGAACGAGTGTACTATTGCTTTAACCTTGATGTCATAACTTACAAAGATTAAGGAGGTATTTACTAATGGCAAAAGGTGTTGCTATCGGCTTGGCCGACCTGCATTATGCTCTTCTTGTTACTGACCCTGCACCCGGTGGTGTGGCGACGTACGAAACACCTGTTCGTATCCCAGGTGTTATCTCGGCTAACGTAAATCCTAACTCCTCCAATGGTACATTGTTTGCGGATAACGGACCTTACGAAACAGCTTCTTCGATCGGTGAGATTTCACTTGAATTGAACGTTGCTGACCTTCCTATGGAGGTTCAAGCAGTATTGTTCGGACACTCCATTGTGGGTGGTGTAATGCTTCGTAAATCCACTGACATTCCTCCATGGGTTGCTATTGGTTTCAGATCACTGAAATCTGACGGCACTTGGAGATACACTTGGTTGGATAAAGGTAAGTTCAGCCTTCCTGAACAAAGCAACCAAACTAAAGGTGACTCCGTAGAGTTCCAAACCCCTACGACTTCCGGTTCATTCGTTAAGCGTGATTGCGATGACGAGTGGGAACGTCATATCGATGAGGACTACGTTGACTATGCTCCTATCATGGGATCAGAATGGTTCAACAGCCCTTACGGTGGTGCTCTTGATTTGGCTACTCCTACAGTGTCTGTAGTACCTGCTAATAGCGCTGTCGCTGTTGCTGTAGGTGCTAACATTGTATGGACATTCAACAAAGCAATCGCTCTTTCCACTGCTACACTCAGCAACTTCGGTCTTGTTAAAGATGCTGATGGTGCTGCTGTTGCCGGCTCGTTGTCTATCAACGCTGCTCGCACTATCGTTACATTCGATCCAACTGCTGCTCTAACAGCGGCGACTGCCTACCGTGCATTCGTTACTGCAGGCGTCAAGTCTGTAGCTGGTGTACCTATCGCAGGAACGTCGATGACCAAATTCACAACTGCTTAAAAATAAACCGCAAGGTGCACTATGGTGGCAATATCCCATGGTGCACTTTAAAAATTGGAGGCTAACGTAATGTCAAATATTAAAGACTTGAGACCTGACCCAGTAACTGTAGAACTTGGTGGCAAGACTCGTACGATCAAGTATGACCTTAATGCATTTGCCGAACTTGAAAAACGTTATGAAACAATTGATGCTGCTATGGAAGCTCTACAATCAGGCGGAATGCTTGGTATGCGTACAGTTCTATGGGCTGGATTGATTCATGAAGAAGTTGAATTGGATGAAAGAACAGGCGAGCCCGTACGGTACTTAATCTCCCCGTACGCTGTAGGCAGCTGGATTACTCCTGGCATGCTACCTGCGCTCAGCTCAAAACTCATTGAAGCAATGGGTGTTGATATGCCTGCACCAGAGAACATGCCTGCCGAAGTTAAGGACAAGCTTGCTGAAGCCGGATTTGAGATGACCAATACGGGTATGGCTACTATTAAACCTACTAAAGAGGAAATAGAAGCAAAAAACGTTTAAGACGCGCCGTTGAAAAGGCTACACCAAAAGACGACGCGTGGGACTGGGCGGTGCTGCTATACATAGGCACCGTCACACTTAAACGATCTGAGTATGAGTTCTGGACAATGACTCCAAGAAAATTGAATACCTTGGTCAGAGCGCATATTAAGATGAACCCGAATGGTGACGGCGGTGGCAAGGAAACAAAGAAGACTGGTTATATAGACCAGGCTTTTTAATGAAAGGGGGGATACTAAATGAATCTCGGCGCAATACGCGCAGCACTCTCCCTTAACATCGCGCAGTTCTCAAGAGAAATGAGACGAGCAATGGTGGCTGTGAAGTACATGGCCCGACACATGGAGCGTGCCTTCATTGGATCAGGTAGTGCCATTAATGGTACGAACAGAGCAGCCACACAGCTCAACAAAACGTTCTACGATATGGAGCGGATTGTAGGTGGTATCCTAATATCGCAAGCCTTCTACCAAGGAGCTCATGCGATACAAAGCGCGGCAAGTAATGTAGTGTCCTTTATGAATGATATGGAGCGAGCTCAAATATCTCTGGAGTACTTCCTTGGTAGTCCTGAGAGAGCAAAAGGCTTCCTATTAAACATGAAGGACTTTGCCGCAGATACAGCCTTCAATACACAACAGGCATTAACTCTATCGCGTAGATTGATGGCAGCCCAGTTCAAACCGACACAAGTAAGAAGTGTTATGGAAACACTCAATGATGCGTCTGTAGTTTCAGGCGGTACCGCTGAGGAAATGGACCGTATAGTCTTGGCGCTATCTCAAGTTAAAACGCAAGGTAAACTTGCTGGACAAGAGATGAGGCAATTCGCAGAGGCTCAGATTCCAATCTACCAGATTCTCAAGGAAGAACTTGGTTTGACTGGGGATCAGCTTAAGAACATCGGTGACATGAAAATTGATGCTGATACTGCTATCACAGCAATTCTTAAGGGTTTGGAATCACGTTATGATGGTGCTGCAAAACGTATCGCTAACACAATGGGCGGTATGTGGGACAACATCAAGGATAACTCGAAGTTCGTAGCTGCTGAGGTATTCCAAGCACCTTATAAACTAGTCGAAGGTTATGTACGTAAAGTGCGTGACAGACTAGATCACTGGCGTCAAATAATGACTACAGATGGTGTAGGAGCAATCTTCGAGAATATCGTACCTCCTGACCTGCAACCTAAGGTACGGGCTATAATCGGCAGTCTTCAATCATTAGCGAAATCTGCTAGCATCCTATTCAAAGCATTTGCTCCTGTAGCTAAGATTATGGGTGGAATGTTGGTACAAAGCCTTTACATTGTATTACCTCCTATTGCGGCTGCGGCCCGAGGTATTGCTCAGATGACTAAAGCAGCTATGGAAGGTATCGCTCCATTGAGATTTTTGGTGGTTGCAATATCTACACTGTTTATAGCAACTGTAGCTGCCAAGGCTCTAATGCTATTATGGAAGGTTACAAGAATCGGCGTCATATGTGCGGTAGTTGCCCAAGCGGTAACTATGCTGTCTAGAGCTTTAAGAATACTGTTCCTGACGATGACGAAGAATCCTATCACTGGGATTATCATTCTCATTGCAGGTGCTTTGCTTTATCTGGCTCTATCCAGTAAGACTGCATCAGACATGTTGGATCAGCTTACTGCAAGGCTATCTAAGCTAGCCGGTGTAGACTTTAGTAACATCTTTAAGCCAATCCATAATGCAGATATAACGGGCATAATGGAGGAGTTCAATGAACAGGTTGATCTCAGCGGTGACGGTCTAAAAGACGTTGGTAAAGAAGCGGCTGAAGCTGGTAAGAAAGTAAAAGATAAGTTCGTTGCATCATTCGATGAACTCTATCAGATACCTGATCAGCTTGACGATTTATCAAGCGCTGCGGATGGCCTTGGTGATCTTGATCTTGGGTTACCAACCATGGATGTACCTGACCTTGGTGGTCTTGGTGAGATGTTCGGCCCACCTAAGCCTCCTGAGTTAGACGAAGATGGTTGGGCTGATATAATCAAGAAACTTGAGGAGTTCTACAAATATCTACAGTTCTTGCCTGCTAAGTATCAGAAGCCTCCTGATGGTAAAGATCCTTTCAAAGAAAATCTTAAACAGACGATAGATGAAGTTACAAACTACTCTGTTAAGATGTTTGATACTATCAAGGCGACATTCAATAACGTTCCTGTAGTTGTGGGTAATGCTGTCTCAGGTGTTAAAGAGAAGCTTCAAGGATTGTTCGATATCCCTGTACCAAACTATGCCCCTGTGTATAGCTCGGTAATGGACCTTGGAGTAAACGTTAAAAACTCTTTTACAGACTGGGCAACGACTACTTACAACACTGTGACTGGGTGGGTTAGCAACACTATAACTACTCTATCAACGTGGGAAAACAATGCAAAAACAACTGTAGGTAACTGGTCACTAGCAACCATTAATACATTGTCTTCATGGGCAACAAGCGCTGGAACTACTATAGGAAACTGGGCAACCGGTACTGTAAATGCTCTAGCAACATGGAGTACTAATGCAACAACGAATGTAAGAGGTTGGGCTAACAACACTGCAACTAACGTTAACACTTGGGCCAATGCCACTGGCAAAACGCTAACAAGCTGGGCTAACGGTACTGCAGGTGCTATAGCTAAGTGGTCAACGCTTGCTTCCACTAACGTTCAAAAATGGGCTGTTAACACTTCCTCAAACATTGCAAGCTGGGCGCTTAACGCCGGAGCCAATGTCGGAGCATTTGTCAGCGGTGCTGGTAACGCTTTAGCTAACTTCATGAACGGTACAGCCACTGGCTTTGCTTCCTGGGTCACTGGGGTGTCGGGTAACGTTGCTGCTTTCGGTAATGCTTTCATGAACGGTATTGGTGCTGTAACAAGTAATGTATGGAATGCATTCAATGACTTCCTAACAGGTACGGCAAGCGGCACTGCGTCGTGGGCATCAAGTGTTATTAGCTCAATTGTAGATTTTGCAAAGTCTGCCTGGAGCACTATCAAAGGCTTGGCAGATGCTGTAGGTGGTTCAGTAAGCGGTGCATTCAACGGCACGGCTGCTTCCATATCAAATGCTTTCAGCGGTCTAGGTAAATACAAGGAAGCGGCTAAAGACATGCTTGTTCCTGTAGGTGCCACGGCTGTAGCTGTTGCAGGTAGTGCTTTGGCTGCAGGGCAGAATGCTGCTGGTGCCGCTGCCGGTGCTGCTGGTTCATTCTTAGGTCCATTCATCGGTATGCTTGAAGAGATTCATAATCAGAACTTCGGTTCTGGTAGTCTACCAGGATTTAAGACAGGCAGTATCATCGATCATGAAATGGTAGCTCGTCTCGGTGAAGGTGGTAAACGAGAAGCTGTTATACCTCTACAGGATTCCACTTACATGAAACCGTTCAGCGCCGCAATCGCTAACGATTTGATGGATATGATGGATGGTATGGGCTCTAGAGGTGGAAGTGAACAAGACAATAGACCTATTCTATATGTCGGTACTCTTATCGCTGATGACCGTAGCTTGAAAGAGTTGTATCGTAAGATGGAAGTCATCGAAGTACAAGAGAATCAGCGGAAGGGGATCTAATACATGGCTAAAGTAATCGTATCCATTAACGGCATTGATATTGGAGTCCAACCGAGTGAGCTTGGCTTCGAGAGATACAACTTGACTAAGAGTGGTCGTGTATTGAGCGGTGACATGACGGCTGAACTTATTGCTAAGAAAGCGAAGTGGACCTTCGTATACGAAGTAATGAATGGCGTTCAAATTGAAAAACTATTTGATGCTGTAGATAGTTCGATGTTCTTCTTCCCTCTTACATTTCTAGAGAATGGTGTACAGAAGACAGTTACTGTTTACCCAGGGGCTGTTAAGTATCGTAAGTTCAGACACGACGGTGTATGGTATTGGAAAAATGTTGCATTTGATCTAATACAAAAATAATACGGAACGAGGGTAGTAGGTGCTTAGTGCCTAACTACCCCTTGTACGTAAAGGAGGTTCTACATGGCTAATATATTGCTTGGTGACTTGTATGATAAATGGAAAAAGGTCGCTGATTGGGTTACAGGAGCTGATACAACTTATATACCGTCTGTCACATTAAGCAGCAAGGTTGTAGAACTATTTGACGAAGCAACTACAGCGATACCTAGTATATCTGTTCCTGTAGGGAGCTTCAAAACATACTCATTTGAAGTCTGGGGCACTGGTACATATTCGGTGCAACTACAGGCTATAGGGCCTTCTGGTGTACCTCGTGCACTTAAGATTTGGGATGTAGCTAATAATGGATTCTTATCAGGTAATGTCGTAGCGGCTGGTTTCTACGAGGTAAGCGTACCAGTCAATACTAGTCTACGTGCTAACATCGCTTCAATAACTGGCGGTAACGTAAGCATATCAGGGGGGTTGAACTAATGCCTGACTTTGGTAAAGCCGCGTACGAACTAAGAAAGAGTATAGGATCATTTTACATTGATGATAACCGATTGTCACAGCAACAAAGGCAATTAGTTGAATCTCCAAGATTCGAAAAATTCTCTGGTAATCCAATTCTTTTAGATGGTCAGATACCTTGGATGGGAACAGATAAACTATACTTCCCTTCTGTTGTACACATGACGCCAATCTTGGGTAGCGCTGCGATAGACAATTTCTATATGTACTTCTCTACTGACCACACGCAAGGTGAGGGAGGAATTGGTTTAGTTACTGCGCCACATCCTACGGGGCCATGGACAGATCGTGGACGTGTCTATGTGGACACTGTAGATGGAGCACAGACAGAAACACCTTGTGTTATCTGGAATACGGATACAAATAAGTTCCATCTATACTACCACAATAACTTCTGGGCAACTGGAAGTCTTACGTACCGTTCTCAAGCAACATGTTTAGCAACTAGTACTGATGGTGTTAACTGGACAAGATACGCCAATAACCCAATAGTAACTGTAGCTGAGTATGAGTTCCCTGGTGATGGTCACACGGGCTACGCAAGAGTGTATAGAGTTGCCGGCTTATGGATTATGCACCACATAATGGGTGGAACTAATAACGGTCATACAGGCGTTTCTTATTCTCGTAACGGTATAAACTGGATCACAGATCCTCGTCCATTTGCAGGCCATATGGATTATGCCGACACCTCGTATATCGATAGAAAAATAAGTATCTGTTCAGCTTCGTCTTATCCGTTTCACTTTAGAGGACAGCTGTGGACTACGTTTCTTATATCTAATCCTGTATCCGGCGGAGTAATTCAAAATGCTGAAATTTACTACAGTACCTTCAACAACGTAAGACAGCCTTCATACATGATTAAAGGCTTAGCCCCTGGAACGTGGGATGAGTGGGACAGCCTTTCAATATCGCTTCCTTGGGTCATTGAGTATGAAAACAAGCTTTACATGTTCTATGAGGGCACAAGAATGGGCACACTACAAAAGGGCTTTGGTGTAGCCATATCGGAGGTGTAGATAATGCTTAGAGGAATGAATGGAGAACTTATCTATACAGGTAAAACGCTGCGCACTGTTGAAGAATGCTTTATTGAAACAAGCGCTCTTCCTAACTGGATTACATTAACAGGCACAGCACCGGCTATTGAGTTTGTAGGTCTTACAAATGACTATGGTGGAATACGTGTCATGCCTGGAGCGACGTTGAATAATGTTGCCTCGCTAAATGTGTTACCTAGCGGCATTAGATTGGATAAGATAAAGGAATTTATCTTAGAGATCGATAGTCTAGTATTCAGCAGTCCTAACTGTGTATTTGAAATTTCTTTAATGAACGCGGCCAGGACTAAAGGTTATAGATTTGCTGACTACTCAACTAATGAAGCCATGGGTACCATCATAGGAGCGACGCACTGGGCAAATGGTGAAAAGTCATTTAGGTGCTACTATGATGCTCTTGCAAGCGATGAATTCAAACGAAGAAGAAACCTTAAGTTTCATGTTCGTTCTGATCGTACATTTGCAATGTCGGAAGGTGACAGTGTATTTGCCCAATACACGTTCAGTAATACTGAGGCATCTTTTGATGAGATACTGTATCCAAAGATTTCCATTACTACGACGGCTGCTGCTGACAATATTTTCAAGATCTCCAGAGTATCTGCTACAGTGGTTCATAACTAATATGACAGGAAAGGAGGTGGTCTTATGACTGCCTCTTCATGGGTTTCGTTCCTATCGCTGAAAGAGTCATATGACGACACAGCAGTATATGATGATAGCCTGGACAGTGAATATTTCATTAACAGCATACTGCTAGCCGACGGTCAAGGTATTCAGAACGCTATGCACTCTGGGCTAAGGCACATATTCGGTAAGGTTGAAATTCTGTATACCGATATTTTCCGTGACGTTACAACAGTACTTACAGTGGCTAGTTCTGGACAGTACACTAGATCTACTCAATTAGTTAACAGTAGAATAGAGCCGGCTCAAAAATGGTTTTCACTTCATGATAACAAACTAGATGGTAGTTTTCATCCGTTACCTAATGCAGCTGACACTCAAGAGATAGGTTGGTGGGGAACACAGTTATCGGATGCTGAAGGATTATTGACAGCGTCAACCAACTGGGTCAACATAACCTTCTCTACTCGTTCCTTTACAAGTGCTAGGATTGTAGGTGACAGCAAGCTAAACATCTATCCTGTAGACTTTACGGTTTATTGCTACGGTGCTGGTGATGTGCTATTAGCTACACTACCTGTTGAGGGTAATACTATGGTTGACTGGTCAGGCGTCTTTGAACCGGTACTAGCTGTTGAGCGAGTGAGAATAGAGTTCAGCAAGATTAACAAACCAGGCATGGTACTAAAACTTCTAGAGGTATCCATAGCCATCCGTGAAGTGTACGACGGCGAGATGCTGCAGAACTTCAGTTATCTATCTGAGATAGGTTACGCAACTGGGGCGCTGCCTATGGGTAACATATCAGCCAATGAAATAGACGTAAGTATCCTTAACCAGGACCAACGCTTCGACCTTAAGAACACTAACTCAGTGTTGTATGGACAAGTTAAACGTAACAGACAAGTTACGCCTTGGTTAGGTACGGAAGTCAACGGCGTTGTAGAATGGTATCAGCTAGGAAAGTTCTGGACGACATCTTGGGATATCCCGAAGGGTACTCTCTTTACGGAGGTTACGGCTAGGGACAGGCTTGAGTTGTTGCGGAATAGTAACTTTGAAACATCACAGGTGTACATTGACTATTCCTTGTATCAGCTATTCGATCTTGTGTTGACTGATGCCGGCGTGTATGCTGAAGGGTATTACTTAGACCCAGCGCTGCAGGATGTCATAATCCCATACGCTTGGTTCGACAAGATGAATCACAGGAATGCTTTGGCTAAGCTAGCATCGTGTGCAATCATACAGATCTACTGTGACTCTAAAGGTGACATCAATGTAGATCTTAACTTGCCGACGACTCCTGACATTAAAGCGGCTTACTATGATAGCACAAACATCTTCACAGCTAACTATCCTACTGCCGTTACTGAGCAAGTAAATGCTATAGAGGTTAACTGTATGTCTGCAACTGTTAAAGCACCGGACGTAATATACTCTGCTGAAGCACCGATTGCTATACCTGCTAATAGCACTGTAGTTCATGAGATCATCTTCAGAAGCAACTCTTGTCATGAGGTACAGGCTCCAGTCGTTACTGTAACAGGTTCTATAACGGTAACTGATGTAGTAACATACTGCTGGGGAGCTCGTATCACCTTCACTAATACAGGTGCTGCAGGAACAGTAAATACGCTTGAAGTGACCGGCAAGAGCGTAACGCTTTCACAAGCAACTGTAGCTCTGGCTCAGGATGAAGTGCTTATAAGAGAAGACGGTATGGTTAAAACTACAGTCTCTAGCGACTTCATTCAGAACGCAACGTACGCTGGCACGCTTGCAACGCATCTGCTTGAGATATTCAAAACGTCCCGCTTCGATATCTCTATGACCAATCGTGGTAACATCACTGTAAACCTCGGTGATAGAATAGAGGTAGACATCCAAGGTAGTAAAGAAGAGTATTCTGTTACAAGACAACAGCTTACCTTCGTAGGCTATCTTGAAGCTAAGACTGAAGCACGTAAGCTATAGTAATAAAACTATTCCGCCACATAACTGTGGTGGTTTCAGTTTATTCTAGCAGTGTTATTACTTGCGCTGAAAACGCGTATAATATATTGTAAGGATGTATTTATAAAGGAGGTTAACACATGACTTGGCTCCCACCAAAGATTGACTGGACACCAGATCTTGGCGTAGGTATTGATGATCTTAATCGTATTGAAGGTAACATCAAGCACCTATCTGAGACTGTAGTTTCAACAGGTACTGACATAAATACTCTTGTAACAAATGGTGCCTTCTTTGTATCAGCGCCAGTAAATGGACCAGACGGCACAGGCTCTGTCTATGTGCAGGTTGTAGCGCATACTACAGATACTAACTTCATATTACAGAATGCTTACTCACGTGGTACTAATAAATCTTTTTCCCGTCGTAAAGAGCAAGGTACCTGGACAGTTTGGACACAGACAAGTAACGACACTAAGTTTATCACTACCGATATAAATGCTTTAACTGAGAACGGTACCTATTATGTTCAGGCTGGTGCACCTAACCTACCGTCTGCAGAAACGTACTACGTCGATCATAGAGTGCATTATAATAGTGCTCAATACATGATGCAAGTTGCTTATAACGCAACAAATAATCAGGTATGGACAAGACGTAAGGATGCTAACGTGTGGGAACCGTGGTTGCAGTTAAGCAATTTCACTCACACAAAAGGCGTTACTGACTGTAATACCCTGACTGAGAATGGAGCATACCTTGTAGGACCTACTGCACCTAATGCTCCAGCCGGTGTATCATATGCTGTAATTAATGTTACCAAGTCGGATAACAGCACCTACGTAATGCAGCAAGCCTACTGTCTTGGATTAAGCAATCTTTATGTGCGCTTCAACAACGCAGGTACTTGGTCTCCATGGAAAGCTATCACTAATGATACAACCCAGCTTACGCTTGGTACTAACTTGGATACTATACTAGTTAATGGTATATATGACGTATCCACTGCTGTAGGCAAACCGATGGGGTCAGCTGACTGGATTTATCTTGAAGTTACCGCGCATTCTAATGGACCTACCTTCGCAATGCAAGTAGCTACCAATCTTAATGGACCTCCACGAAGATGGGTACGGAATAGAGACTCAGCCGTATGGAGTCCATGGAGAGAGATAGGCAATACAACGTATGAGCGAGACTATAGCAGACCTATACCTTGGCCTTCTGGTATTACATCATACACTCTGAATATAGTTGTAGGTGGCTACGCATACTTCCTGTATAGCGCTGGTGGTACCGGTTACTTTTATCGGTACGATCCATTAGCAAATACATTTACCGCTATGGCTACTATGCCGGATCTTTATGGTAATCAAATTGATGTCGTAACAGACGGCGTTGACCTATTTAGAACAGTTAAGTGGGGCAGCACTATTTCTATGTATAAGTACACAATAGCTACCAATACATGGAGTGCAGGAAATAGCACCAATCTTCCAGAATATGAGAGCCTTAACACCAGCCCTAGAGCGGTATGTTACGGCAACTACGTATTCCAATGCGTGTCTATATCTGATGGTGGTTTCGGCTATCTGTACTATATTCGCTTCCATAAGACGGATCTTACTAACACTCGTCTTGATCGTAGTGATGCTAACTCTATGATATATACATCATCTTATGTAGTAGGCAATCAGTGGTACATGGGCTCAACGTATTATGGTAATAGCGATAAGTATTTATACACCATAAACTTAGACGCCTTCACGTACGATGGAGCTAACTTAGGCTCTGGTGGTAAAGTGTACGGTGCTTCGGTTTCTCCATCCGGTAAATATTATGGCTATACAAGCAGTGATGAAAGGTACATTACTACCTACACTTTCTCTGGTTATGTACCTGTGGCACAGAAAGGATACGTGCTCAATACTGTAGATAGCTTCATTATGTTCTTCCCGGCATATGGCCGTATCATAGGGGCTAACGGTACGTTCCAGGATATTCCACAGTTAGTAAATTACTAAGGAGGTTGACTATGAAAGTAGAGCTGTATGATGTTGAAGGTGGTAAAGGCTTTCGCATAGTATCGGATATAGACGTCGTTTTACATGACCAACCATTCGATCCTGATGAGCCTGGATTTGCCCCTATGACCAACGAACGTGCAGCGGACTTAGCAGCCCTGGAACTAGCTTCCAGGATTGCTTATGTGCCGCCTGTAGAAGAAAAACCTAAAGCAGACAAGGAACGTATTAAAGAGCTAGAGGATGAAAACGCTACTCTTAAAGCTCGCCTAGATAGCTTAGAACCTAGACTTGCTGATACCGAATTGGCTCTTGTAGAGTTGTTCGGCAGTACGTCAATTTAAAGGAGGGGCTTACTATAGCATCAGGAACTCTCAATGTGGTGGATGACTTCGGTGCGGTACCTGGAACAGATTGTACAATACAATTTGAAAAAGCTGTGGCAGGGGCAAGAAGTGAAGGTAAGTCATTAGAGGTTCCACCAAGTAATCTCACCTACAAACTTCAGCATTTAGACATTACTAGCATTGAAATGTTTGGCCACCTTGGTACGGTAATTGAGCACCAAGCACCAGACAATAATACCGACTGCTTATGGCTTGTGGGAGAGTACGAAAAGCCTACAATACTAAGAGACATTGTAGTTAAAGGTGTCCCAAACATCGGGCGTGACTTGGTATCTGTAAGGAAAGGTGACCATCCTCTTCTAGCTAATGTATGGATGCAGAACGCCAACCGAAATGGATTCAAAGCTATCCCGCATACAAACTATTACTGGATTGAGAATCTGGACTTGTTTAAGTGTAAAGTTTACAATCCTAAAGAAGACGCCTATGTCTTTGAGATATTAGATAACGCATATCCGCAACGCTTCATCAATTGTACAACATTATTCGGCTGTGAAAGTCGTGTAGCTCAGCGTCATGCAATACGCTTAACAGCACTTGATGCAAGTGATAAGAATGCTAAGATATCAAGTTTCAATGTTATTGGTGGAGAATACGCTGTAGCTTACGGCCCAGACCCATCTAAGGCTGCCGTTAAACTTGAAGCACAGACCAACATACTCGGTAGCTATATTGAGGACGTATCGTTCCTTAATACTACAATTGAATATGCCGGTGACATAGGGGCTCCTGCAGAACGTACTGGAGCTTACGCAATGGAGATTAATGGTCTTATGAAGGGCTTCCTAGACTTCAGAGCCTCTACATGGCATGGTACACAACACTTCATGAATGGCTTCAGACTATTCCCTGATTATGACGTGTATGATATGATAAACCGTCGGCACTTTAAATCACAGCAAGGCATGACTGATGAATTCAAGTCGGAGAACAATGTCAATCCTGGTAGTGAAGAATTAACCGGTGTAATGTGCGTTTCAGGCGAAATTATCAAAGGCTACGTATTTGAACGCTACAACAATGATAAGATATACGGAGAGTTCACAGCATTTAATGGTAAACATTTATTTGCGCCATTAGAGTTTAACGTGGGCATTACAATGGTTAATGGTGAAATCATACTGAAGAATAACCATACAACCGCTCTCAAGTTTGAACTGGTATTCCAAAGAATCATTGTAGCAACACCATATTAATATAGAAGGAGATGGTGAGATGCCTGCTTACAAAGCAAGGATTTATGCAAATGTCACTAATACCAAGTATAGCAATGGTGAAGGAACGCCGCAAGAAATCATCGCTACAATGAATCTATCCGAAGCCGATGCGTCCCAGGTTCTAACAGCTTTTTATGTCATTAGACCGGAGTTGATTGTAGAATGATTGGAGCAGAGCGACAGTATTGTAGAGCCGACCAATGGCACGCAGCAGGATATACCGGCAAAGGTATTAAAGTAATGGTGTATGAGGTAGCTAATCCAACTATGATTAACTACCCAGACTATTGTGGTAAAGTTAAAGACCCAATGGGTATCTGCTTCGGTGACATTCCAGGGACGCATATGCAAGATGTTGTGGATACTCTGCTCTACTACGCCCCTGATGTTGAGGTATACTTATGGCGCGATAACTTACCCGCAGCCGTTCAATTCTGTATTGATAACGACATAGACCTATTCAACTATTCAGCATCAGGGTCGTACAATACTACAGAGTTTAATGCTCTAGAAGCAACAGCCATTGCTAACGGTACCTTCTTCGTATGTGCTGCTGGTAATGATGGTGTAGAAGGTTTAACTGGTATGGCTCAGAAAGATACCTGGCTTAGTGTAGGTGCTTTGCGGATGGACTCCGCAGGTAACATAGGACGAACCTCATATTCCTCGTATGACGGTTGGGGAGACTCGCTAGATGTAATGTCATTCGGTGATCTCATATTTCCTGACACTCATGATGGTGGCACTATGGGAGTTACTGGAACATCATTTGCGAGTCCATCAATTGTAGGTATGTTGGCTTGCTTTAAGCAACGGTTCCTACAGGCAAACAATCGGAAACCTATCTTCGATGAAGTGTTTGATTTCATTGTAGATAACTCCGTTGATATAGAGATTGAAGGGTATGATCAGAAAACAGGGAATGGGGTGTTTCGTATGCCGGTATTACCGATACTTGAGCCGCTAGTTTTGAAGATGACAATCGGAAGCACTCAAGCTAATGTCAACGGAGAACCTACAACATTGTTAGCACCTCCATTGCTGGCTCCGTCTCAGCTGCCTCCAGGTCGTACTTATCTTCCTGTACGAGACATTGCAAATCTTATTGGTGGAACGATTACAATGAATGGCAATGAAATTACCATAACCATTAAACCACCGCAGTAGTATTTATGCCAACCTCGGAAAGGGGGTGACACGCATGATTACGAATACTAACTTAGAGAGTATGGTAAGCTTGATCAAATGAATGGGCCGGAGGTGTTGATGTTGACCGAGATCAAAGAACTGTCCAAGGGTATTACTGATATACTCATAGCGGTGGCTAAGATCGAGACTGAAATGCGGCAAGTTTCTGGTATAGCACAGAAGCTTGATCTAACTGAAAAAATCGTCATTCGGTTAGAAAGAGATCTCGTATCTGCCTTCAAGAAAATCGATGAGCTAAAAGGACAGATCGATAATCTAGAAACTTCTGTGGCAAATGATAAGAAAGTTAACAAAGAGGATAAGAAATGGCTTTGGGGATTCGCAGTAGGCGCATTGGCGCTGGTTTGGAAATTCGTTGAAACACTAAATAAGGGAGGTATTCAATAATGGAATGGACAGAAATTATCTCGTTAATCGATTCTGAATTGATCATTGTAGTTGTAGCGTGCTGGCTTATCGGAGGTATCTTAAAGCAGACCCCTAAAGTACCTGACTGGTCAATTGTGTATCTGTTACTTGTTACTGCTATCGTCTTCTCGGTATGGCTTACAGGCTTCGGCCCAGGGGCGCTGCTACAGGGTATCTTATGTGCGGCTGTAGCTTCTTATGGCTATGACTTCTTTAAACAAACGTTGAAAGGACTGAAGAAAGATGAGTAAGATGCCTTGGAGTTACGACTCGGCTTACATGCTTACAAGTCCGCTTGGTTACCGCACTCATCCTATCACTGGCCTAAAGACATTTCATCGTGGGATAGACCTTGTAGTTACCCCAGGTGACGGCGCAATTAAGGCATTCGTCGAAGGGCTGGTTGTTTATGCCGCCCCAGCCAAACCGGGTATCGGCATCCCTGTACAGATGGGTAACGTAATTGCTATCCAGGACAAGTATGATCACACCCACGTCTATGCGCATTTGAGTGCCATTGTAGTTAAGTTCGGGCAAATTGTCGAAGCTGGTCAAATGATCGGGCGGCAAGGCAGCACCGGAGCGAGCACTGGAAATCACCTACACTATGAAATTCGCAACTCCACAGTACCTCATTTCGGCTGGAAAGCTGATGATGCATGCGTGGTAGAGCCTACTAAATACCTTAATGATTACTATGCTAAGCAGTTGAAAACTGTCAACGTTGTAGTAAACAATAAGAAATTTAAAGGCTTGCTAATCGATGGTCAGTCGTATGGACCACTGCGTAGTGTCGGTGAAGCACTAGGTGCTACAGTAAGATGGGATAGCGTACAGCATAAAGCGTACGTCAATAGCAAGCCTGTAGATGGCAAAGTCATCAGCGGACTAACATACATTCCAATACGTAAGCTTGCTAGTTTGTTGAATGCTTCGCTTGATTGGGACAACGACACCAAGACTGCAACACTGACTAAATAAATTAAACCTGGAGGTACACCTATGACACTACGAATTGATACTCCTATATGGCAGCTATCGAACTACGTTGAAGGTCTTGAGACAGAGGTTGACAAAGGTAAAGCTATTGAGAAATCTTTGTTAGCTCAAATAACGGATCTAAAGAAAAGGCCTGAACCATGGGAAGTAAAGGCTGACATCGTTATAGCAATTGCTAAAGCATTTGATGCCTTGAAAATCCCTTATGTGTTCGGCGGTGAAACGATTAAAGGAATGGATTGCTCTGGTTTCGTACAAGCCATCTATAAGCAGGTAGGCGTTACGTTACCACGGGTAAGTAAAGATCAAGCAAAGGTCGGTACTCAGATCGATCCAAAGAACAAAGCGCTCTGGAGAAAAGGTGACTTAGTTTCATTTGACTACAGTGGTGATGGTACTGTAGATCATATCGGAATTTACATGGGTGATGGTAACATGATCCATACAAACACACCGGCTACAGGCATTAATATCAAAGCAGTTGGTAGCCCTGTGAGCGTTAACAGAGTACTGTAACATGTGCCCCTGACCTTAATTGGTTAGGGGTTTTGTTCTTTTTGATTAAATACGTGATATCACGGGCTCGTAAAAACCTTAAATGCGGGTTCGTGATAATAAAGGTTTATAAATACCTTATTATAGTGTCACGGGCGCGTACATTTAAACCTCGACGTGTTGCGAGTAAATTTTAATAATTTTAACCCCCACAAATCCAAGTTATATTCCGAAACTTCCTATTATAATATATATGCGTAAGTGGTAGAGCACAGTGTAAAAATTTCCTGTGTACTGCCGCAAAGAAATAGGATATAATAATAAATGTGAGGAGGAGAAACATGAAAAAAGCAAAGTTCATAGCAATCAGCATTACGATACTAGCCACTGCCTTAACGACAAACTTATTCGTAGATGAGGCTAAGAAGACAGCAAGACTCCAAGAACAACTCGCCGAGGCGAAGAAACAATCTATACAGCTGAGAAGCAATATAGATTTACTCAAAACTTCGGTGCAAGCATTAAAAACTTCGTACGATCGCATTGATGAAATAACTACAATTGAGGCGGGTGACATCACCTTCCCCAAAGACTTTAAAACAGACGACTTCATTATTTCGGCGTACACACCGTATGATGACGTGAGCGGGCTCAACCATGATGGTGACCCAAACACAACGGCAACCGGTACTGTGCCAGGTCCTGGGACATTCGCTGTAGATCCAAAGGTAATACCGTATGGTTCAACTGTAATCATCATGTATACAGATGGAACTATAGAGCGCGGTGTTGCTGAGGATACTGGTGGTGCAATTGATGGTAACCGCATTGATGTGTTTCGTTACAAGTATAGCACAGCGATGAAGCATGGCATGAAGCCAGCCGCTGTAATCTGGTATGAAGAGGAGCAAGTATAATGAAGACTCTCAGAAATTTAATAGCGACGCACGACGAATTAAAGGAAAAGCTTAACAGCTTGGTTGCAGCAATCAATTCATTGCAAGGACATAGGCACTCTATCTTTAATCTACAGGATGCTCAGAAAGATGATCGTTATGCTGTTAAGCTTCTTGTAGATGAGTACGTGAAGTGTAACGCATTGTTGCAGAACTTATTGGATATGAAGTACTATTCGATAGACGAGCCTAGACAAGTATGAAGCAAGATATCATTGATGCTATACGGTATGGTGTTGCTGTTGACATACTTTGTCTCGGCAACCCAGCAATACCGGGTGACTCTATCGGGCCTCTTGTAGGTGAGCTTCTTAAACGCAAAACACACCCATTCAAAAATGAACCACGTGTAATCGGTTGTCGTGAGATTCCAGTCGTTCGTAAGAACTACCATAAGAGTATTGAATCGCTTCGGAAAGATGCCATCATAATTGTTGTAGATGCTTGTGTCTCTGATGACCTACGTGAGCAACCTCCATATTGGGGAAGATACATGGAGCCGATAGTGCCTGGTGCATTCCTGGATGATTCGCTTGATCCCATCGGCCACATTACCTACAAGTGCTTTACCGGCTATAGTCTACAGTGCTTAATAGACTTTCGTAGAAGCAAGGCCCGCCAGATGTCCTCTGAAATATACTACAGTCTGATGGACCTGTTTATAGCATAAAAATAAAGATATATATAGAGCAATAAATAAAGATATCCAAAAAGCCTTTCATTACTATTCTACTTTCATTATTATTTAATTATCTAATTTATTTAATAATTATCTCACTGTCTTGGTATCTTACCATCTTTGCCCCTTTTTAAGTTTTTTTCGTTTTGATTTTTAAAAACTAAAAAATTATTTTTATATATACATTTTTTGATCCGTGACGTAAAGATGGTGAGATGCTAGGTTGGTGAGATAAAATGAGATTATAAGATAATAGGAAAGATGCACTCATTACACTTCCTATATCATACAAGATCAGCTGAGAACACAACCTGTAGAATCCCGTGAAAAAATGTATATACTTCTCCCCCCATATATGATATAATTAATTTTGTAAGGGTGACACACCCGAAAAATACAAATTGAAAAGAGGATGTTTAACATGACTGAACAAAACGTTGTAACTGAAGGTACTACTGAGGAGCAAACAGTTCCGTTTAAAACTGTTGCAGATTACGTTGTTGCGCTTGAAGCTTTGGGTGAAGATGCAATCGTATCCGCTGTTGAGGTTGCTGAAACGCTTAAAGCTATCGCAGCTGTTACTGCAAACGGTGGCAAACGTCGTGGTCAATTGACAGGCCTTGCGCTTGAAGATATGACACTTGAGCAACTGAAGCGTGAGAAAATCAACGCTGGTTCCGTGCATTACAAAGCAGAAAAACGCGGCGCTCCTGCTGAGACGGTTGCTCGTAACAAAGCTCGTCTTGATGCGGTTGTTGCACGTATCAATGAATTGCAACCGGCTGCTCCTGTAGAATCCACTGACGAAGCTGTTGCTTCTGCTGAGGTTTCCGAAGACGTCGCTGCTGAAATCTAAACCCTGCTGATCTTTCACCGAGTTAAGCAGACCCACAAGAACGAGGTACCGCTCACATGGTATCTCGTCTCCTGTAGAATACCCATTTGATCGTCGTAGCCTTGAAAGCGATAACGATCACACCCATCAGTGCGGTTCCCACATCAACCGAGAACACTGTAGACCACAAATGGGTATTATACAGGGGACGAGAGTCTCCAAGGGTTACGGAAGTTGAGAGCCCTAACCTTCAAAGATCTGGCTGCGATGGTAGCCTTTTCTTTTGAAGACAGTTTTAAAATCATTTAAAATCATTTAAAAGCGAGGATGAGGATCATGGCAAAGTTTGGACACATCGTTATGATGAACCGCAAGAACGACAAGAGCAACATGGCGCCCCAGCCACCAAAGGGATTCGACATCACCTTGACGCAACTAGTTGAGAGACACGAGCTAGCTGTAGAACAAATACGCGAGCTTGGCAGACTTACAACGACCCGGCGCTCCGGCCTTGCACATGCTACTGTAGGTCAGATGGTTTGGTACCGTGAGAAGCAAGTGCTTAATATGCTAGGTGTCCCTATCTACAAAGTCAGTGTAGATGAAAACGTACAGCTTACTGGGACTGTTGTCGGTGACTAACAAAATTAAGTTCTTCAATAACCACATCGAAATATCGTGCACCAAAGGCGACACGGAATCACAGCTTCTAGCTGGCCAAATACCCTACGTACATAGAAACAGATCTAATACGGTGTTCAAGACAACGAGCCGTAATATAGACTTGGTTCTGTTGTTATTCAGGAACATCGGGCCAGATAGATGGCATACACTTCCTAAAAGCGTATCTGTTATCTTGGACAAAGAGATACAGCGCCGCATCGCCCAGAAGACTCTTGTAGAAATGGGACCCGACGGTGAACATGAGTTCCTGTGGCGGCACCAGCAGCTTGGAAGAGAGTTAGCACAGGTCAATGACAAGTATGGATTCTTTTACGACACTCGTACCGGCAAAACACCGATGAGTCTACAGATTATGTTGGATGACGTCAAAGCTAACCCGGATCACAAGTGGCTTGTCTTATGCCCGCTGATTCTTATCGAGAATGCTTGGTTGCCCGATGCAAAAGACATGTTCCCTGAGTTGAAGATCATCAGCTTACATGCTAGTCTTAAAGATAAACGCTTGGCACTATTCAAACAGAAAGCCAACGTGTATGTGCTGAACATCGAATCCTTTGCAAGCTACAGGGATGAAGTTGAGAAGCTTGGTATCCATGGATGCATTGTAGATGAAAGCTCGACGATGAAAAGTAATAGTTCAAAATTCGGTAAGGAGGCTGTTGACTATGCATGGACACTTAAACGATGGTACTTACTATCAGGTTCACCTGCACCGAACGGAGAATGGGAATATTATCGCCAGTTGCAGTCCATTGATTTCTACGGTGTCCATGAGTCCTTTAACCAATTCAAACTGTACTTCTTCGACAACACATCGAGAAACCCACAGTACGAAAAGCTAAGAGTAAAGTCAGACCGCTACGCTGAGTTGCTGGCCCTACTACAGCAGTACTCATTGTATGTAGATAAAGAAGACGTGCTTGATACGCCGGGACGCGATTTCATAGAGGTGCCGCTCAAACTACCACCGAGTCTCAGAGAGAACTACGATCAGTTACGCAATGAGATGTTCCTCGAGATTGGTGAGAATATATCCATCACGTCTCCCAGCGCAGCAGCGACACTGAACAAGCTTAATCAAGTGTCCTCTGGATTCGCTATCGATACGGCCGCAATGAAATTCAACAAAATGGTCAGAGAGCATTCTAAGCATGGAGGTGAGTTGGCATTTGAACCATTTAAACAAGAAGATCATTTACTCTCTGAGTATCGCTTTGATGCTCTCGAGGAATTGCTCGCCAAGCATCCGGGTGAACAGATTATTATCTGGGCCAACTATCGTAAAGAGTTCGAAGTTATACAACAGCGGTTGGGAGCGTCGTGCGCTCTTATCTATGGTGCTACAAATATCCAGGATAAGAATAATAGCATTCGGGCCTTCAAAGAAGGACGACTGCAATATCTTGTGGCTAATCCTGCATCCGCAGACAAGGGGCTCACTCTAACCAACTCTCATATCTGTATCTACTTCAGTATGAACTATTCGTACGAGCTGTGGAAGCAATCGAAAGAACGGATTTACGGATCCATTATTAAACAGCCAAAGCGTTGCATCTATTACATTATGATTGCAACGGGTACTGTAGACAGAGCCATCTACACTACTGTTGAAAACAAAGGTGATATGTCAATGGCTATTCTTGACCACTTGAAAGGAGGTTTGTAATATGCATATCAAAGACGTGACTGTAACCAACCCTAAGAATGTTGTAGTACAAATCCCTGGATTCATTTCTTCCAAGTGGTCATTGGGTAAGAACGACAGCTTGGGGGTGTATTACGATGAAGAAACCGGAGCAGTTACCATTAGACCAACGAAGGTACGCACTAGAAGCAACTCTAACAGCCAAGGTTAAAGATTGGCTTGATATTCAGAAGGATCTGTATTATTGGAAGGCTTCTGATCGGTACACTAAAGGCGTGTCAGATATCGTCGTGTGTGTCCAAGGTATGTTTGTAGGTATCGAGCTTAAGAAAGACGGTGGCGTATCATCACCTCACCAAAAGCTTTTCGCACGTCAGATAACATCGGCCGGTGGTATAGCAGGGGTTGCCTATACACTTGGTGAAGTCAAAGACCTTGTAGCTAAAGCAAGATCCAATGCGCTACAATAAAGAACGAGTAGACTACCTACTCACTCAGCCAAAGACTGAACAAGTTGTAAACGAGCTGCTTCGCTTGAACTATGGTTTGCTGGTTGAGCAGCTCAAACGCTTTTATCTATACGACGACCCCGATGCACTAAGCTTAGGCTACGAAGTACTACACAAAGCAATCACAACATATGATCCAAAGAATACAACCAAGTTCTCTACATATGCTACCGTGTGTATCTACAATAGACTCGGTAGTCATATAAGAAGTCTCAACACCCAAAGCAATATTGATACTATTTCATACCATGCAACAAACGATCAAGGCATTGCTTATGTGGACATACTTGAGAGTGATCTAACGGCAGACGGCGGTCATGAGCTACAGTGTAGAATGACCGTGCTTGAACGAGCTATAATGCTGAGTTACAAAGAGCTGCGCAACCAAAATCATATCAATATCATACGTTCCTGGGTTGCATCTGACTTTACAGAAACTCAAGACAACTTAGCAAAGAAGCACCGCTGTTCTCAAGTGTACGTTGTACAGATCATAAAGAAGTTCCGCGGTATGATTAAAACAAAAATGGAGGAATTACAATGAACGAAGTGGCAAGTGCGATATTTAGTGTAGGTAAGGCAACTGGTCGGATAGCTAAGGAAGCATTGCTTAGACAGTACGAAGGTCTACACGGGTTCAAGCAAGTTATGTTCTTCATCTTTAATCCGTATGAACGTACAGGTATTGGTGCGGCTAAGCTTAAGAAGCTACAGAATGCTGCAGTCATCGTCACTGATGAGAACAGATCCTGGGAACAAGCGCTTGACTATTTCTCGCATAACCAAACAG